CTAGTATTGATACCTTTAAAGGCGCATTTCAACAAGGTGGTGCTCGTCCGAATCAATTTGAAATTCAAGTCGGTAGATTAGGACAACAATTTTCTATATTATGTTTTGCGGCTAATTTACCTGCATATTTAATTGGGGATATTCCAGTATATTTCCGAGGCAGACCTGTTCATGTTGCTGGCGAAAGAGAGTGGCAACCCTGGCAAGTTGGAGTATATAATGATTACGATTTCGCTACCAGAAATGCGTTAGAAAAATGGTCACACGAAATGATTAATCGTGAACAAACTAATGGTATATTGCCTCCTCGTTCTTATTACGAAGAAATTACCGTAAAACAATTAGATCGTAATGACCGAGTAGTAAAAACCTATAAAATGATTGACGCATATCCTGCTCAAATCAGCCAAATTGATCTTGGTTATCAAATTAATAATACTGTTGAAACATATCAGGTAACATTTATCTTTAATCATTTTGTGGTTGCATAAGTAATAATATAAATAATTATTACGAGGGTAGATTATGAATATATTAGGATTTGAATTTAAGCGTAAACAACCACAACAGGATATGGGGAGTGTTATTGCTCCTACTCCTGATGATGGGTCAGTATTAACATCTTCTACTTCATCTTATTATGGGATGGTATTAGATGTTGATACTATTATTAAAAACGAAAACGATTTAATCCGTAAATATCGTGAAATTGCTCAATATTCTGACTGTGAATCCGCTATAGATGAAATAGTTAATGAAGCTATTGTCTCTGACCCTAATATTCCCACCGTATCTTTATCCCTAGACTCATTACAAGTTACCGATCAAATTAAAGAAATTATAACTAATGAATTTGAAAAAATTATTACATTACTTAATTTTGATGAAAAAGCATATGATGTGTTTAGAAATTGGTATATAGATGGTAAAATTTATTATCATATTATTGTCGATGAAACTATGCCGCAAAATGGTATATTAGAATTACGTTTTATTGATCCTAGAAAAATAAGAAAAATAAAAAATATTCAAAAATCTGTTGGTCCAGGTGGTGTAGAAATTGTATCTAACATTGAAGAATATTTTTTATATAATAATACCGGCATAAGCGAACATTCTAATCAAGGTATTAAATTATCTAAAGATACTGTTATATATTGTACGAGTGGTGAATTTGATGCTAATACTAATATGGTGTTAAGTCATTTACATCCAGCAGTTAAACCGTGTAATCAATTAAAAATGATGGAGGATGCCTTAGTTATCTATAGAATTACTCGATCTAGTGAGAGAAGAATATTTTATATAGATGTGGGCAACCTTTCTAAATTTAAAGCAGAACAATATGTACAAGATATTATGAATAGATATCGTAATAAGGTTGTATATAATGCCTGTTTAGATATGAATACATTAGTGCCATTATTAGATGGTAGAACATTATCTTTATATGATATAGAAAAAGAATTTAAAGATGGTAAAAAATTATGGGCGTATTCCTGCGATCCTATTAGTGGAAAGTTTGCCCCAGGATTAATTACAAGTGCCGGAGTAACTAGACATAATGAACCAGTTATGCGATTAACACTCGATAATGGTAAAACTATCACTTGCACTTATGATCATAAATTTCCTGTATGGGGTAAAGGTAAAACAGAAGCAAAAGATTTGGTTATTGGTGATTCTATGATACCATTTTATGAAAGAACTAAAGCAATACATTATAAACACCCAAATTCACTATATCATCAATTATTTGAAAATAACACTAAAAAATGGGTCTTTACTCATAGACTCGTATCTAAATGGAAAGATGATAATTCATTAGAAAATGAATTATTACACAACGAAACATATATAACCCACGATAAAAATACAATTCATCACAAAAATTATCGGAGATTAGATAATACACCAGACAATTTAATTAGAATGGCGAAATTAGATCATTTTGATTATCATAAACAACATAGTAGTTTATCAGGAAAAATTGGTGGAAAAGTGACCGCACAAAGAAAACGCGAAAATAATTTACCAATGTTTAATATGACTCCTGAACAACGTAAAGACCTTGGAACACGTCTAGGTAAAATAGTTGGACCAAAAATGGTACTAGAACAAAAAGGCATACATGGTCTAACGAAAGAAGAAACAACAAAAAACGCTAGACTAGGTGGATTAGCCTATAAAAACAAATTATTAAACGATGAAGAATTTGCTACTCATATGTCTAACATCAGAAAATCTTTTTGGGACGATGAAAAAAGAAAAGAATGGGCAGAACGAGGAAAAATTAATAACGCCAATAGAAATGCCAAATTTTTTACATCGGGCAATGAAGTTAGATGGAATGGAGAAAAGGCAGAACAACATAAAGAACATCTTGCTAAATTATTTACGATTAAATATACAGATAATATATTAGATGTTGTAGAAAAATGTGCCGCATTGAATATGTCAAACAATGCCTCTATTAAATTTATTAATGAAAATATTGATATTACATTATGGCAATCTTTTAATAAAGAATTGATATCTACAGGTCGTAATTTATTAACTAGTTTCACAAAATATGACTTGCTTAGAATAAATAAATTATGTGGGTATAATAATTGGACAGAATATAAAAATGCTGTTACGTCTGATGCAGTTACATATAAAAATCATAAAATAATTAATATTGAATATCTTTCTGAGTGTATAGATGTAGGAACTTTAGGTATAGATAAAAACGAAATATATCATAACTATCATACATTTGCATTAGATGCTGGAATCTATACATGCAACTCCACAGGTGAAGTTGTAGATAATAAAAGACATATGGCAATGGTAGAAGATTTCTTTATGCCTAGAAGAGAAGGTGGTAGAGGAACTGAAATTACTACGCTTCCTGGTGGTTGTTTAGCAATGGATACCAGCATTTCATTATTAGATGGTAGAGAATTAACAATTACAGAAATATCTGAAGAAATAGAAAATGGAAAAGAATTATGGTCTTATTCATGTGATCCTAAAACTGGTGCAATAGTACCCGGATTAATTTCTTGGGCTGGTGTAACACAAAAATCTGCAAAAGTTATGAAAATTACTTTAGATAATGGGGAATCTATTATTGCTACACCAGATCATAAATGGCCTCAATACGGAGAAGATTTTAAAAGAACTGACGAATTAACTGTTGGAGATAGTTTAATTCCACTCTATAGAGATATGTCAGAAGATGAAAATTTAGTATATAACGAACTATCAAATATATATATAAATTTTATTGAATGTTTAGATGATCCAATTGAAGTGGGAACATTAACTATTGATAGCGAAGAATTGTATCATAATTACCATACTTTTGCGTTAAGTTGTGGCGTATTTACTAAAAATTCTAATTTAGCAGATATAAGTGATATTGAATATTTCCAAGCAAAATTGTACAAATCATTAAAAGTACCATTATCAAGATTGCAACCACAAGCTACTTTTACAATTGGTAGAAGTTCCGAAATATCCAGAGAAGAAGTAAAGTTTAATAAATTTGTAGAAAGACTTAGAAAGAAATTTAGTTTCTTATTTAAAGATGCATTAAAGACGCAATTAATATTAAAGGGAATTATACGACCTGATGAATGGGAGGCGATTGAACATTTTATACGATTTAATTACCAACGCGATAATTATTTTTCAGAATTAAAAGAATCAGAAATTATTCAACAAAGAATTGCCATTTTGAATATGATTGATCCTTATGTTGGGAAATATTATTCGTCAAATTGGGTAAGAAAGAATGTGTTAATGCAATCTGATAATGATATGGAAGAAATGCAGTTTGAATTACAGCAAGATCAAGAATTAGCAATGCAACAACAAATTCAACAACAACAAATGATGGCCCAAGCTTCACAACAAGATCCTCAACAAGATTCGCCACAAGCTTCGCCACAAAACGCAGAAAAATAAAATGGCAGTTGATAGATCACAAAGAATAGCAAAATCATTAAAAAAATCGTTGTTTAAAAAAATAGGGGGTTGCCAAAATTGTGGGCAAGGGAATATTGGTGGTTCGACTAGAGATAATAATACACTAGAAGTACATCACTATATACCGAGAAATACAGGGGGCAATGATTCAATAACTAATTCAGTATTATTATGCAGAAATTGTCACGCAAAAGTACACAATAATATAATAAAATCACCTTTACCAATTATAAAAGAACAGGAATCAATCATGTATAGCAATATCAAATCATTAGTAGATGCAATTGTTTCAGGAGATGTTTTAAAAATTGAAGAAACATTTAATATTGCTATCATGGAAAAAATATCCGATAAAATTAATGATAATAAGAAAAATATGAATCCTATCGGCAATAAACATAATCCTGATAAAGCAAAGGATATTGTCGCTAATCGTATAAAAAATACTCCAGATAAAACTAAAAACAATATTGCTAATAAAAATGATAAAGAACCGTTAGATCATCAACAATATTTTAGTCCAGCACCTAAAAAAGTTAATCCAGATCATATTTTTGTCAATAATGCTTTACACAATAAATTACACAATATGTTTGGTACAGGAAACGGATTAAGTAAATATACAAAATCAAATATTTCACACCTAAAAGATAGTGTTAATGAAGATATTAATATAACAGAAGATGATACGGGATTACCTTTGAATCATTTTAACCATATTGCCACAGAACCACAAAAACAACAATTAAAAAGATTACTAAAATCTGGACAACATCTTGCTGTAAGTAATTTTATAAAATCTGTATTAAATAGAGAGGCTACCCCATGAATACAACCGACCTTACTAGAGAATTAATCAACTCATTACAAAACAATGATGTTATGAAATTTGAACAATCATTTCATCAAGTGATGGCTAACAAAATTTCTAATTCACTTACTGACCGTCGTAATGAATTAGCTAAAACAGTGTTTAATAATATTAGCGAGTCAAGTTTTAATGATGCATTTGAGAAAGCTAATCAAAAGATGCACCCAGCCGAAACTGGTAGTTGGGGGCATGAGCATTTAGTTAAATATGGTTTTACAACCGATACACCACCACAACAGGGTTTCGTTAGATCATATAATTATAAACATAAAGATGGAACTACTGTAGCCGTGCATAATGGAGTAAATTCAAATTATTGGGATGCAACTAATCCTGATAATACTAAAGTAAGTCAATATTATGGAAATCATAATAAAAAAATAGGATCATATGACATGTTATGGTCAGGTCTAAACCACTGGTTATCCGATAGATACCCTACTAAGGAAAATTAAAACATAATGAACTATAAAAACTTTTCTTCTAAAATATCACTAGCAAATAGAGAATTAAAACCTAAATGTGCTAGGATAAACGAAGAGATAAATATAGATAACTATTATTATATTATAGAAAAATTATTACCAAATCTTATTAAAAAACATAATAATCAAACAATAATTACCGAAAGTGTTATTAAAGATTATAGCAATAAAGCATTAAATAAATTGTTTACAGGTGATAATGTTGTATTTGAAATGAGAAAATTAAATAGATTAGACAACATTTTACCTAATAAAATTGATTATATATTAGAAGATGGTAGTAAAGTTGTCATTAGTTATAAAACTCAAGAAATTATAAATAGTGTATTAGGTGAGCATTTAGATATTATTAAACACATGAATAAAAATAATAGAAATTTTACACAAACAATAAAGCAAATTAAAGGATATAGTTAATGGCTACCAAATCATTTTTAAAAGTTTCACATCAAGATTGTGTAGCGAAAGTAGCAGGTAATGCCGGAACTGCTACTATAGTTTTAGCAACAGATTTACTATCTTCTGGTCAAGTTTTAGATGGTGCTACTCAAGTTGTTAATATTACTGGAGTATCTTGGACAGGTACTAATGATTGTGTATTAAGTGTTGCTAGAGGTGGTTTAATAGTAATGACCCTGCCTTCAACTGGTTCTAATTATCTAGATTTCGATAATAGCCAAATGACTCCAGAAACTACCAATAATACTAATGATATTGCTGTAACTATTACCGGAACTCAAGGTGAAGTATGGTTACGATTAAAGAAAATGAGTGGTTATAAATCAACTATAGAAGATGCCACATTCGGTTCTTATGACGATCCAACAGTAGCAGGTTCATAAAAATGGCTATACAACTATTAATAGAAGACATAGATCATAGTTTAACAAAAACTATTGTAGAAAGCAAGGACAATAATACCCCGAAAAAATATTATATTGAAGGTATATTTGCTCAAGCAGAAAAAACCAATTTAAATAAACGCATATATCCTAGAAGTATTATGGAAAATGCACTTAAAGATTATCAACCTAAAATTGATAAACGCCAAGCACTAGGAGAATTAAATCATTCAAAATCTATGCAACTTGATCCAGAACGTGCTTCTCATATTGTCGAAAAATTAGAATGGAAAGGTAACGATATTTATGGAAGAGCAAGAATTTTGGGCGAAAGATTTCCAATGGCTAATATCGCTAAAGGTTTAATAGATGAGGGCGTATCTTTTGGTATTTCTACTAGAGGTATGGGATCAACTACTGAAAAAAATGGTATTACCCACGTTAATGAAGGATTTTATTTATCAGCATTAGATATAGTTTCTTCTCCATCTGGTCCTGATTGTTGGGTAAATGGAATTATGGAAAGTGCTGATTGGTTATATAAAGATTCTTGGGAATTAGCTGAACAATTTAAGAATAGAATGCGCAAAATGCATTCTAAACAAATTACCGAGCAAAAGATTAATTTATTTAATAGTTTTTTGCGCTCAATCAAATAAGTTTTTAATAATTTATCCTGGTATTAATAAACAGGTGTAATCATTAATGGATATAGTGAAAAATTAAATTTAATAAATAATATAAAATAATAGGAGAAATTAATGTCAATCGAACAAAAAATTGCAAAAATTCTTGCTGAATCTAAGGTTTTAGCCGAATCTGATGCACAAGCACAACCGCAGGGCATGGGAATTTCTCCTTATGATCCTAGCATGGGTATTCCTGGTATTCCTGGTGATACTACCTTAGCACAATATTCTGATCCTAGTATGACTTATCCAACGCCTCCTGTAGATACTGGTAGTGTTCCTGGTGTAGTTAATCCCGCATTAGGTGGGCAACCTGTCGGGCAACCTGTCGGGCAACCTGTCGGGCAACCTGTCGGGCAACCTCCTATGGGTCAAACCGATAATATGAATCCTACTTTTGGCGATGAAGATGACGAAGAAGATCCAGAAGATGACGAAGACAAAGAAGGCGATGAAGAGGACGAGGATGAAATGAAGAAAAATGCTATCCCAGGTTCAAAAGTAGAATCTGTTGATGTCTCTGAAGATGTCAATGCGCTAGTAGAAGGGGAAAATCTTACCCCAGAATTTAAGGAAAAGGCTGGTGTCATTTTTGAGGCAGCAGTTTTAAATAGAGTACGCACCGAAGTTTCTAAAATCGAAGAAGCTTATAACGTACAACTTAATAGGGAAGTTGAACAACTTAAAGAGGGTTTAGTTGATAAAGTTGATGGATACCTCGACTATATTGTTGAGCAGTGGTTTGAACAAAATGAAATTGCCCTTGAAAGTGGAATGAAGACTGAAATCGTAGAAGGATTTATTTATGGCTTAAAGAACCTTTTTGAAGAGCATTATATTGATGTTCCAGAAGAGAAGTTTGATGTTATGGAGTCATTAGAAAAACAAGTTGAAGAATTAAAAACTCGACTTAACGAACAAGTAGAAACTACTACTAAACTTCGTACTAGATTAAATGAAACCAAAGCTAAAGAAATTGTTAATGAAATTGCTAAAGGATTAGTTGAAACCGATAAGGAAAAATTCAAAACATTAACTGAAGATTTAACTTTCGATAATGCCGAATCTTATAAAAAGAAAGTGCAAACCATTCGTGAAAGTTATTTCAAGAATACTACTCCAGTAAGTAATCCTGCTACTAATTACATTATTAATAACGAACCAATTCAAATTATGGAAGAAAAAGTATATCCATCTTCCATGAAGGGTTATCTATCTGCTCTCGACAAATTAATTAAATAAAGAGGAAATTTTAAATGCTAAACTCCAATGTTTTACTTGAAAAATGGGCACCAGTACTTGATCATAAGTCACTTCCTGGTATTAAAGACAATTATCGTAGGGAAGTTACCGCAGTACTTCTAGAGAATCAAGAACGCGAAATGCGTAAGTATTCTGAAGCACTATTTGAAACTGCTCCCGTTAACTCCGGTGGTACTGGTATTGCTCTAGGTGGTGCTGGTGCTGCTACTGGTACTGTTTCTGGTTATGATCCCGTACTCATTAGCCTAGTTCGTCGCGCTATGCCTCAACTAATTGCTTATGATCTGTGTGGTGTTCAGCCAATGACTCAACCCACTGGTCTAATTTTTGCTATGAAATCTCGTTATAGTACTCAAGGTGGTACTGAAGCACTGTTTAATGAAGCTAATACCGAGCATTCTGGCGCTGATATGGGATCTGGTGTTGATCAATCTAGTCTATCTGGTTCTGGTTGGACTAGTTCCGTTACTACTGCCCGTGGTCTAACTACTGCTAATGCTGAAGATCTTGGTGCAGGTGGTACTTTTGGTCAAATGGCTTTCTCAATCGAAAAGACTTCTGTTATTGCTAAGACTCGCGCATTAAAAGCCGAGTACTCAGTTGAACTAGCTCAAGATCTTAAAGCCGTTCATGGTCTTGATGCTGAAAATGAATTAGCTAATATTCTGTCTACAGAAATTCTAGCTGAAATCAACCGCGAAGTTATTCGTACTATCTATGTTACTGCCAAGCCCGGTGCTCAAGTTAATACCGTTACTCCTGGCACCTTTGATATGGATGTTGATTCTAATGGTCGTTGGTCAGTTGAGAAGTTCAAGGGTCTATTATTCCAAATTGAACGCGATGCCAATGCCGTTGCTCAACAAACTCGTCGTGGTCGCGCTAACTTTATCCTTTGTTCTTCAGACGTTGCTTCTGCACTAGCTATGGCTGGTGTTCTTGATTATGCTCCTGCTCTTCAAGCCAACACTGAACTACAAATTGACGAAGCTTCCACTACTTTTGCCGGTATTCTTAACGGTAAATATCGTGTTTATATTGATCCCTATGCCGCTAATCAATCTGCTACTCAATTCTTCTTAGCAGGATATAAAGGTGCTTCTGCATTTGATGCTGGACTTTTCTATTGTCCATACGTGCCTCTCCAATTAGTTCGTGCAGTTGATCCGGCCACCTTCCAACCAAAAATTGGTTTTAAAACCAGGTACGGATTAGTTGCCAATCCATTTGTTGATTTAGACGATGGTTCTGGTAGTACTGGAGATCTAACTGCTAATAAGAATTATTACTATCGCCGCGTAGCAGTTACAAATCTTATGTAATTTATTGATATTAATAGGGTTTTATATAAGCCCTATTAAAAATTAGACAACAAAAAGGGAGAATAAAATCTCCCTTTTTTAATGCAATAAAAATATATAATTATTTACAAGAAAAAACCAATTGACCACAATTCCAATATCGTCTATAATTATTGGCAAACATATTTTCTGCTTCTGATTTAGTATTATCGAAATTTTTTAACCAATTATGTAGATTATTTTTCATACATTTTACTCTATTTAATACAATTGTGCCATTAGTCCAAAAATAGCCAATGTTGCTTCGTCTAATATAATTAAAATTGTTTTTGCTATAGACATTACCGTTGGATATCTGATAATCTGCATAAGTAATAATACTACCATCATATTCTTTTTTAAATTTACTAATCAATCTAGAAAATCCTCCCACCACTGTAGTATTCAATTTAGAACAATAGCGCAATAATTCCCAAGTATATGTTTTATCATATCTTGGTTTGCCGAATGTCATTATAGCAATTAATTCATTATTGAACATTAATCCATATTTTACCTTAGATGCAATATATCCTTGAAGATGATTAGTATCAATAAACTCTCGTTCTTCTTTGCTATTTAGATTGATAATAGTACATTGTCGCGCATAAATTTTATTAGTAATATTTAATTTACTATTAATTATTGATTTAACTATATTGGTTTTATTATACCATTGATGATCTGTAATATGCAATAAGTTTATATTATTTTCTTGCGCTTTTAATTTTTTATTTAATAATTTTTCTTTTTCTTTTTTAGACTCAAATGTCGCAAAAGAATGATAATACAAACCATTTAATTCTATACCAATATTATAATCTGGTATAAAAATATCTATTTCTTCTTTACCATTTAATAATCCTGTTTTATCATATACACATAATATACCCAATTCATCATTAATATAATTATAGATTTGTTTTTGCGCAATTGATATTTTATGATATTGTTGAATTTCTATATTATGTTTTTGTATATAATCTGCAACTGTACCATCACAACAGTTTAATTCGGTTGATAATTCTGATATTGTTTTTTGATTAGTAATATAATTAGTATATACCCAATTATAGTCTAATAGTTTTTCTCTAATTTCTGATGATAATTGATTTTTAGATTGTTTTTCTGATAAGATTGATTTTATTTCTGGTCTTTGGGAATTATACGCTACACCATATTTTTCTATCATAGTGTTTGCGCGTTTAATATTAATATCAGTGTGGTCAATAGATAGTTTTGTATTAGATATTTGTTGTGCTCTGATAGAAGATGTTAAACTACATTTTTTAGAACAGTATTTTGACCATTTATTATCATTATCATATCGTTTAACTGGGTTGCCACATTCACAAATAGGAATAGGATAATGTTCAATAGCCCATAAACGTTCTCCAAATGTTCGATCTTTTATATTATCAGTGGTAATTAATATATTATTATAAAAATCTAATAGATCATTTTTAATAAACCAATTTTCATTTAAACATCTTGCATTATATCTCCCCATATTATTTTTAAGATGTTTATTGATTAATTCTTGTAAAAGTTCTATAGTCATTTTTCTAATATCCAAGTTTTAGTACCAGACTTATAAATTACATCATAACCATTGATAATCATATTCTCTATTTCGGTTTTAGTTTCGTCATAAATGTCTAATAAATCGGGTAAATATTTTTTCATAAATTTTTCTCTATTATAAAGTATATTATAATCGGTATAAAACATATTATGATTTTTTTGGTGTATCATATTAAACCCATTTTTTTCGTATAATAATCCGTTACTGAGATCGTTAGCACTATATGTTTTTATTCTATTACCTGGGATATATTTTAAAAGTTTAGAAAATCCTCCTCGTATATTATAATTCAACAAAGTGCAATAGCGATTAATAATAGTAGTATCATCCTTAATTGAATAACACATTAAGGCAACCAATTCATTGTTATATGTTAATCCTTTACTGTGGACATTATTTCCTGGTATTCCTTGTATATGATTATTAATACAAAATTCTTTAGCAGCAGTTAATTCTACATCATCTACTGTGCATTTTCTAGCATCTAATTTATTAATAGTTAATTTACATATATTAGCAATGATATTTTTTATTATTGCTGGTTTTTTAACAATATCTGTTTCCCAAAATTGTATTAGTTTAATGTTGTTATCTAATGCACTTTTGTATTTATTATAATGATAACTAGAATCTTTACTACCCCTAATTACTGAATGTGTGGCCAATCCATTAACTTCTATGCCGATATTGTATTCATATAGAAAAAAATCTATTTCTTTACCATTTAACAGTTTTCTATTATTTATTTCATACTTAATATTTAAATCATCTAATATATTAATTATATGTTGTTCTATATAACTTCTATTGTTGTTTCTAGCCACTCCTTCTTGTATTAAAAACCGTCTAATTGTTTCTTCATGACAATTATATTGTGTAGCCAATATTTTCGTAGGAATTTTGTCTATAGTATATGCGTATACTAATTCTTTCCTATCAATAATAATATTAGGTTTAGTATAGTTTCTTTTGCAATATAGTTTTTGATTTTCACTATGAGAACGTAATGTAACATTTGCTTCTTTAAATCTATTAGCCAAAGTCACATTACTAACATTGAAGAGTGTAGATATTTCTAATAAACTCTTTTTTTCGTCGTGATATAGTTTAATAGCTGCATCAATATCAAAAGTTTTTCGATTATGCGCTGGTTTATTTTTCTTAGGTTCGTGAAAATGTGCTTTACAATATTTAGCAAACCCCTGTCCATTATTTTCTAAATTTGTTCTAATACCGCATACTTCACAATAGCCGCCACCATATTTTAGATATTTAATTCTATCACTCACCGAACCAAATGATTTATCTACTAAATTGTCTAAAATATCTGACAAATTATTATTAGCAATATAAGATTCAGTACACCTTTTATTGACTAATCTACCATTTGCTGATAATTTCTCTATAAAATCTTCTTTGTTCATAATATAGCTCACAGTTAAATTTTATAAAGTATATCACGAAACTTTTCTTAAAGCAAGTCCAAAATTTCCCCGACGTAGCCAGCCAATATAACCATTAATCCTTCCATTATTATATTCCCAAAAAGGTAGTTTAATTTTACCTTTAAGCCAATATGAATAATCCCAATTACCATTAGAATCAACATTTACCCGAAACCAACCATTATATTCTGGTTCTATCCATTCATATCTTTCGCCCAATGGAGTAATGCCTATCCAATAATGGCAAAAGTTATGAAATGGATTGCGAATATTCCACCAAATTATAGGAGGAAGAAATGATTCATCTGCGGCTATTTTATTATGCAATGGATATGGTAATGGTTCGTTCCAATTACCCAATGGATTTAAATAATGGTTATATAATTTACAAAACCAATTTGTACAGTGATATTCTTCTGGGATTATATTCATTCTTGTATATGTTTAATAGATGGATCATTAGCAGTTAATCGGGTATAAATATTTTCCGCCATTGTTTTAAGTGTATTAATACAATCATCGAATAATTTTTGATTTTCTTCTTCATTAAATCCAGAATAAGAAAGTGCATTGAATAAATTACAACCAATAGCAATACCAATTTCACTTGATACTGTCATTAAATTAATATTGGGTGTAGTTTTAACTAATTCCCCAACATAATCGAATAATAATTTTTGCACATTATATTGAAAATTCTCCGTAGAAGTCATTTCGCTTTGTTCATTAATAATTTCTGCGTCTGTAATTTCTTCATTCATATCAGTTCTCTCTTTAAAGTTAATAATAATTTATATATATTTATAATTAGTAATATCATCTTTTTAGTCGTTGTCGCATTTCAATTTTACTTGCTTCATCATATGCATTTCCTACTCGATTTTTGCTGATAACTCCCTAATTTCTTTTGCCATTCTAGCTTGTTTAGATAAAGGATGATAATTAGTATCTTTGGCAATTGCTAATAAATTTGGATGTAATTCTTCTACAATAAAATTATCTAAAAATTCACTAAACATCGACTCAAATTGTGTAGTTTTATCATTGGGTGTGTGTAAGGTATTAACATTGACAGAATTAGGATCTGGTTTATATAGATTAGCATTAATTTTACCAATTTTTAATACCCCAGTCACTAAATTCCAGGCTTTTTGATAGTGATTTGTTGCTTCTTCATGATTACCTAATGCCGATGCTTGTCTGGCATTACTCATATGTAATTTATGTTCTTTTTTTTGTTCTGGTGTCGCTTTTGTATTAAAATCAAATAATTCTGCTAGTCCTAACATATTCGGATAAATATGTTCTAATAAAGGTTGATAAATAATTTCTAAACTTTCTGCATAATCTTTCCCTAATTTTTTCTTATAATAATCTACCCTAGCTTGTTCCCGAATAATCCAATATTCATCCGGTTTTCCTTCACCTTTATAATAAGCTATTGGAATATTATTTTCTGATAATAGTGCATATGTATTATTGATTTTTTTTAACATTTCTTTTCCCATAAATATTTAATAAACTAAAGAGGATTAATTATGGCTTTATCTACCCGCACTTTAAGTTGTCCTGTACCCGCTAATATTAACCCATTGCAAAATAATGGTTTCTTATTTTCCATACAAAAATTACCCGATATGCAGTACTTTTGTCAAGAGGTGCCGTTGCCTGGAATGACATTACCTCCTGCTCAAGTAAATTCGCCATTTTCAACAGTATTCATTCCTGGTGATAAAATTAATTATGAACAATTGACTATAATATTTATGATAAATGAAACTTTAAGTAATTATTTAGCTATTTCTGCTTGGATTACGGCAATGGGGTTTCCAGAAGATCGAGAACAATATAAATCATTTATTGACGCACAAATTGATAATACTCATATGATGTCAGAATTAAGTAAAGGTTATTCTGATGGTGTATTATCTATCTTGGGAAATGATAGACAACCCATACGATCTATAGAATTTATTGATCTTTACCCTACTTCTATTGGATCACTACAAATGAAATCGGTTAATAATGATACTACCTATTTAGTGGGTCAGGCAACATTTCTCTATAATTACTACAAAATTTTACCAGTTGTACAAAATATCGTAGTGTGATATACTAGATTTTTTTGAGAGGCAATTTTTTATGAATATTAATGAAATCCTAGAGTTATGGGATGCTGATGCTATTATTGACGATAACCACCTCAATAGAGAATCCTTATATATTCCAGTATTACACGCTAAATATTTACGATTACTCTTAGACGCAAAAAAGAAATTGGCAGTATTAAACGAAAAATTCAATAAACTTAAACAATTAAAAACCAAATATTATTATGGGAAATTAACTAGGGAAGAGTTAGAAGAATTAAAATGGGAACCTTATCAGTTTATTAAACCTATTAAAAGCGAATTAGATAACATTTTAGCAGGAGACGATGATTTGTCTAATATAGCTACCAAAATAGAATTGGTTAAAATTGATATTAACACCTTAGAAGCAATTATATATCAAATAAATCAACGCAATTTTATTATTAAAAATGCTATTGAATATAATAAATTTATATCAGGAAATTAAATGCTAATAGAAGTAGAGAAATTTAATGAAGTATATATGCGAGTATTTGCTGATGCGGCAATTACTAATGAACTCGCGGAATATTTTACATTTAGAGTAGAAGGTTATCGGTTTATGCCAGCCTATAAATCGGGTAGGTGGGATGGTAATATTCGCTTATATAATAAAATTACTGGTACTCTTTATGTAGGATTATTGCCAATATTACACACATTTGCTGATAATAGTAACTATACAATTCAATATAACAGTGAAATTATTGATCCTACGCAAATACCCGAAGAACTAATTCAAACATTTATAGATAATTTAAATATTCATAGCAATAATAATAAAATTGATGTTAGAGATTATCAATTTAATTCTTTAGTATATGCTATTAATAACAAACGGGCTATTATAGAAAGTCCTACTGGTTGTCAAAAAGGCACCGATAAAGTACTTATGTATAATGGTCAATGGAAACAAATTAAAGATATTCAATTAGGTGAATATGTAATTGGTAAATGTGGTTCCCCTAAATCAGTACTACGTTTGTTTAGTGGTATTGATGATATGTATGAAATTATTCCTACTAATGGTTCTACAAAAATTACTACCACTTCTAATCATATTTTACCGCTAAAATCAGATAATAATGATACAACAAATTATTTAAGTGTGAAAGAATATATTGATAAACATTATATGATTAAACACACTGCTAATTTAATGTATAATAAAAATATCATTACATTTAAAGAAGAACACAATCCAGATACTAAATTATCTCCTTATTTTATTGGTATGTATATAAGTGTGGGTACAAGACATAATTATAGTATTGTTACCATTAATAATCAAATAATTAATGAAATATATCAACAAGCGGAAAAATTGGGTTGTCCAGTAATTAACGATCATAATATTGAATACACTATTAATGATTCTAATAACATACTACAAAATGAATTTCGTAAATTAGGTATACCACAATTAGATTATGATAACAAATTTATACCCCAAGGACTTTTATTAACAACTCCAGAATTTAGAGCAGAATTATTAGCGGGTATATTAGATAGTGGTGGCGCAGTTTACAATTTTGATTTTCTGTATACAACCAATTCATATCAATTAGTAGAAGATTTAATTACTTTAGCAGTATCATTGGGTCTTCGTACTCATATTGAACGTATCTATAAAACTGATTATTACGATATTATAATTGGCGGAGATACAAGTATATTACCACTAAAAGTATTCTCTAATGATTTAAAAATACCATTCTATAAACAACCTTATCAATCTAAATTTAATATTAATCCATTAGGTAAAGATGTTTATTGTGGAATAGAAGTTGAAGATCATTTATATATTACTAATGACGGGATGATAACACACAATTCTGGAAAATCATTATTAATTTATGCTTTAATTAGATGGTATATTGCACAGAATATTAAATGTCTAATTATTGTTCCTACGGTTCAATTAGTAGAACAATTATATAAAGATTTTGAAGATTATTCATCGCACAATGGCTGGGATGTTGAGGATAATGTTGGACAAATATATTCAGGAAAGGATAAAGTTAATACCAAAAATTGTGTAATATCTACTTATCAATCATTAATTAAATTACCTAAAAAATGGTTTAATGATTTTGTTATGTGTGTGACCGATGAAGTACACAATGCCGATACTAAATCTATTTCTACTATAATGTCCTATTTAGTTAATGCAAAATATAGATTCGGCACAACGGGAACATTAAAAGAAACTAAAACTTCAGTATTAACATTACAAGGAATGTTTGGATCAGTATATAAACCTATCTCTACTAAAGAATTGATGGATAATAAAACATTAGCACAATTAAGTATTAAAGCAATGTTATTAGAATATTCTCCTGAAACTTGTAAAGAATTGAATATTATATGTAGAGATCCCATAACTAAAAAATATGATTATCAAAAAGAAGTCCATTGGTTAGTTACGAATAATAATAGAAATAATTTTATTGCTAATTTAACTGTTTTTACTAAAGGAAATACGCTTGTGTTATTTCAATTTGTAGATAAACATGGCAAAGTATTATATGATATGATTAATCAATTATTGGCAAGTAAGGATAATAATAGGAAAACATTTTTTATTCATGGAGGAGTAGATATAAAAGATAGAGAAATAATGCGAGAAACTTTATCTACTAATACTGATGTTATAGTAGTCGCATCTTATCAAACATTAAGTACGGGTATTAATGCGCCTTCTATTCAAAATATTATCTTAGCCTCTCCTACTAAATCTAAAATACGTTTATTACAGAGCATTGGTAGATCATTAAGAATAAAAGATGCTAAAACTACTGCAACTATTTACGACATTGGTGATAAATTGAAATATCGAAATCATACAAATTTTAGTTTATTACATTTTATAGACCGATTGAAATTGTATAATACAGAAGAATTTGATTATAAACTGTTAAATATTAAGATTAAGTGAACTATAGGAAAATTTAAACAATGGCATTAGTGTAAATAATAAAAGTGTTATTTTTTTGCTTGTACAAGAAATTCTCATAAAATTCAAATAACAATAAATATAATATAGTTATAAAAATTTATGGCAAGGATATTACCAAAATGCTTACTTTTAGAAGTTATTTAATGTTATTAGAAAGTAAAGTTGATGATTTAGAACAACAGAACCCCAATATACCCGTTAGACAATATGCTACTCATGATAATACTCCAACAAAGAAATTTCTACCCTGGTTAGTAAAACAGCATAAATTAGGTAATGTAACTCCAGATCATCCTGACTTAACTAACACATTAAGTAATTTTGACAAATATAAATCTAAACATGGTATTACTGATCATACTCAGCATTCTTTTCAAGAATTAGCGGATGCTGTTAAACCTCATATTGGTACTGCTGCTACAAATAAAGAAAAACAGAAACAAGAAGTAGATAGTGGAGTAGAAACTATTCATACTGAACCCAATGGCATATCAGCACAATATATCAAAACTAAAGAAGCATCCCAAAATTTATATGGTGGTGGATTGGGGCGCGGAGGAGAAATAGGTGGAGCGAGGGGTACAAATTGGTGTGTAAGTGCAAGATCTGATAATTGCTTATTTAATAGTGAGAAATATGGAAAGATGTATACTATTCATGATCCTAATGATCCTAATGCCCCATATGGTGTACACCCACAAAATAATCGCATCACATCTAGATACAATGATGGTGATCAACATACAGATAACTTTTTAAAAGAAAATCCTCACTTAACAAATGCTATTAACAAAATTAATGCCCACTATATAAAAAATATAACACCATATGATACAATAAAACATAATTTAAAGACTAGTCCAGGTAAAATAACTTCAGATGATCTCACTCAAATATTAACAAAGGAAAACAATGATACTGATAGAACGCAATATTTGCGGAAACTAGCGCTTTCACACCCAGCACTTAAACCAGATCATATTGAACATATATTAAAAACTTCAAATGAAGATAACGATCCTGGCGGGGAATTAAGGGCATTAGCACTATTACGTCGTTAGTATTAATTCACTAAGAAGAATATTATCACTCGATTTTTATGAATTACATACCCTATTACAAAAAATGAATCTATACACATACGGACAATATTTTTGGGCTGACGATAAACGTGAAATTCCAGAATATTATCAAGAAATTTTACCAATAGAATTACCAAAGGAATACGGAGTAAATTAAATGCTTAGATTTATTGATTACTTAACATTACTAGAAAGTAAAGTTGATGATTTAGAACAACAAAATCCTAATATACCAGTTAGACAATATGCTAGTGTCGATAATACTCCAACAAAGAAATTTCTGCCCTGGTTAGTAAAGCAGCATAAATTAGGTAATGTAACTCCTGATCATCCTGACTTAATTAATATGTTAAACAATTTTGATAAGTACAAGTCTAAGCATGGTATTACTGATCATACTCAACACTCATTTCAAGAAGTATCTGATGCTGTTAAACCTCATATTGGTACTGCTGCTACTAATAAAGAAAAACAGAAACAAGAAGTAGACACTGGAGTGGAAATATTACATAAAGAGCCAAATGGTATTACTGCCCAACACATTAAAACCAAGGAAGCCAGTCAAAATATGTATGGTGGCGGGAATGAACGTGGTGGGCCTAAAGGTGGTGCTAGAGGTACTAGTTGGTGTGTTAGTGCTAGATCGAAAGATTGTTTATTTGGGTCTAAAGAATATAATTATGGAAAGATGTATACTATTCACGATCCTAATGATGATAATGCTCCTTATGCTGTACATCCACAAAAAGGAACTATAACCAGCAGATATAATGATGGCGATATATCTATTGACGATGTTTTAAGAAGAAAACCACATTTAACCACTGCTGTTAGTAAAATTCATAGTCATTTTAGTAACACTCTACCAAATAAAAAAAGAATTCCATATAAATTTGAAAATGATTATGGTTCATTAACCACCGATGATATTAATGATGGATTGAAACATAAAGATGGAAGTATAAGAAGAGCAGCAATTAATCATCCTAACGCTGATGCTGATCATATTACTTATGTCTTAACTCATGAAAACGAAAAAACAGATCCTGATGGAAGTATAAGAAGAGCAGCAATTAATCATCCTAAATCTAATTCAAAACATATTGATTATGTCTTAACTCATGAAAACGAAAAAACAGATCCTGATGGAAGTATAAGATCTTCCACATTTTATCATCCTGATGTTACTACTGATCATATTACTCATGTAATAACGCATGAAAATAATGAAACAGACCCTTATGGAAAAATAAGAAGGGAGGCTATGAATCATTCTACATTTAATGCTGATCACATTACTTATATATTAACTCATAAAAATAATGAAACCGACCCTTATGGTGATATGAGACTTTTCGCAATTGGTCACAACAAAACTAATGATGAACACATTACTCATGTATTAACGCACTATAACAATGAAACAGACCCTTATGGAAAAATAAGAAGGGAGGCTATGATACATTATAAAGTTAATGATAAACATCTTAATTATGTGTTGAAGAATTACAACGAAGAAACAGATCCAGGCGGATATATGAGAGATGTGGCGAATAGATCTTTAGTAAAATTAAAAAATAAACAAAAAAAATAGCGTTAAATAAAGAACTCCTCGATGATAATTTTATTGAAAAAGTGCTTATGCTGTTGATAAATTTAGAAACAAAGATAAGAAAAAAGGATATAGATATGTTAGTAGAAGAAAAAGTAGTTGGACATAATTATAAAAGAATAGATGGTTGGATACGCAGAAATGGTTTTAGTCCAGATACACAAGCCGGTAAACATCCTGCCTATATACATAAAAATACTGGATATAAAATTGCTGGAGTTAATGTTCATGCTGGAGATGTTAATTCAATGGCAATAAAAAATATTATGGCTGCAATTAAAAATCATCATAACGAACATAATATGAAATACCATCCTATTGTAGAAGCATTATCTTTTAAGGAATATTTATCGGAAAAACTCTCTGCTACACTTATAGATAATACTGATGAAAATGGTATTAATACAAAAGGTGCAGATATGACTGGTGATAATCGTTCTAGAGTAGGATCGGTTAAAACAGCAAATATCCCGCTACACAAATTAGTTCCGAATGAAGGATATGATAAAATGAAAAGTCCTAATTCTCAACAAAATATAAAAAGTCTCGTCAATACTATCAAATCTGGTAATGCTCATACTATCCCTAAAATTACCGTATCAGAAAAAGATGAGAATGGTAATCATACTATTATAGATGGACATCATAGAGTAGTTGCCGCAAAACAAGCCGGACTTAAAACTATCCCTGTACAAATATTACCCCAAAAAAATATAACACATAGCGGAAATAATTATGAAAACGTATAAACAATTTTTAACAGAAATATTAGTCGAGATTATTTCTGATCCATTAGTACAACGAGATTTAAAAGTCGCATTAGATGCTGGAGATTCTGATAAAGTTGTTGATATTTATAAGTCGTATATGAATACTATTGGTAAACATAAAGACGCAAAATTTAAAAAAGAAGTAGATAAAAAAGGCAATTTATATATAGGCAAACACACTAAACATCCCACTTTTCTTTTGCCTACTGTCGATATATTACCTAAATCTAAACGTAAAACTATGTGATAATACTTAAATGGCTAAAAATTTGATTGACAAAATACATAATAATATTGTTATAGTTAGATTGAATAATAGAGAACATGATGTTATTGGAATTTTACTTGATCTTAACGATATAGATATTTCTTTAGGTAATCCTTTTTTCATTAATATTCACGATGGAGAAATGATGCCTTACTGTATATTAAGCGATGAAAAAGTCTATAAAGTCAAATTTGATAATATAGAATTTATAGCGCCCAGTAAAGATCAAGTTAAAGAGGAATATATGAATATAATCTTCAGTGAAAGAAAACCAGATAATAATATAACAGAACAGAGAATAGTACATTAGATTACTATTAGAATTCTTATATAATCTCTTAAAGGATATTAGTACTAAATGTCTTAAAAATTCTTATATAATCTCTTAAACACTGTCTTATAATGTCTAATTGATTAATACTAAATGTCTTAAAGATGTCTTATACAATTTCTTAAAATACTGTTTTATAATTGCGGGGAATATTGAAAGGAATTTTTATAGAGGCAGTTTAAACAATATAAAATAAAAAACATATATTTGTATAAACAGGGCAACAGTGAAATAGTACTCTCATTTGAAAGGCTTGTCAAGCATTATTTTCACTTTTTACGAAAATAGTTTGATTATATTGATCTAGATCAATTAGTTTTATTTATAGGTAAATTGTATTGACAAATTGTGGTAAATATGATATTATTTGTGGTTAAAATAGGAGAAATATAATATGGCTGAACATTACGTTAATAATAAAGAGTTTGTAGACGCATTAATTTTACGAGCACAAGAAATAAAAGAAACCAGTAAACCATCTAGAAAAACCGACAATTTTGTTGGTAAATGTATTATTGATATTGCTACTAGAGTTTCATATATGCCAAATTTTAGAGGATATACATTTAGATCGGAAATGGTGTTGGATGGTATAGAAAACGCATTTAGATATATAGATAGATTTAATACTGATAAAGGTTCCAATGCTTTTGCTTATTTTACTCAAATTATTTTCTGGGCATTTGTTAGACGTATAAAACAAGAGAAACAACAAATGCTATTAAAAGCGCGACTAATCCAAAGTATGTCAATGAAATTATGCGATTGTCAAGAACAAGATGAAGATATGCAATTTGTTAATGGCTACCTAGAATTTTTACAAGATCAAAAAGTGTATGATAAAATGTTAGAGGCGGATGAAAAAAAGAAATTAGAAAAGAAAATGTTAGCAATGAAAAAAGAAATTTGTCCTAACATTTTAGAATTATTGGCAGATTAATTGTATGAAACGCGGCACTTATATATGGGTAGATATTTCATATAGTAGTAAAGAATATATTAATACTGTCATCAATTCATTAAATATAAACGAATCAGTGCCAGTAGATGATTTACACATTACTTTATTATATAGTGCTGCATTTATACCTAATATTGATTGGTTACATAATAATACTAGAACAATTAAAGAAATTGCTATACCAACTCATTTAGATTGGTTTTGTATTAATAATGATTGTCTAGTGTTATTATTAAAATCACAATATCTATCTACAAAAAACAATTTATTAACGAGTAAATATGGTATTAATAGTGATTATTCATTCTATACCCCGCATATTACTTTAGCATATAATGTCAAAAATTATACACTGCCTACCAAATTTATCCTACCTATAGAACCAATTCATTTAATATCAGAACATTATAGACTGATAGATGAAAATTAATAAATAATATAAAGAATTATAAAGGTATAACTATGCTGTCATATAAAGAATATATTAATGAAACAAAATCCAGTGGTAGCTTTATTGGCGTTAAATTATCACCTAATAGTCAAGAAATGATTATGGAATTAATTAGAAAATTAAAATTGCCAACATCTATAAAAAAAGAAGAAATACATATCACTTTAATATATAGTAAAAAAGGAATTTCTAATAAAGAATGGAACAATAATAAATTATTTATTGATGAAAGTGCTACCCCAATAAAATTAGATTGGTTAGGTCATGAAAAAGATTGTTTAGTATTATTGTTAAATTCTCCGTATTTAATTAAAAGAAATAAAGAAATTACTAAAAAATATGGTGCAATTAGTGATTATACTACATATCATCCTCATGTGACATTAGCATATAATATTAAAGATTATACTATACCAGACAACATAAAATTACCAAAAGAATTATCATTAACCTCTGAGTATTATGAGGATTTAGATTAAAATTGGTCAGATAACAAACAATAGGATTAGTAATATGTTAAGTTACAAAAAATTTATAGATTTAATGTTAGAATCTACCATCGACAATTGGACTCATAAGATGCCATTTAACGATTTGACTCCTGAAATGAAAGATCAAGTGCTAGACAAACATAAAAAAGCTACTAATAAACCTGATGTTGGTGATAAATACCAATATCATTTTAATATTACTACTCCGCCTAAAGGATATGTTGGACATCTTCCTTATGGTATATATAGTCATCGTTCTATTAGAGATACTAGTGGAGATGTAGTAAGCAGTAAAATAAGCGATCATAACGTAACATTTAAATATTAGGATACAGATATGCCAATTAAATTTAAAGATTTTGTGTCTAAAATGCACACAATACTACCCCCAATCCCGTCTATAGAAAATTGGCATAAACTGGATTACTTAGATAAACTTAATTATATGTCAACCAATAAGAATATGTCACCTAATGATATACATACTATTATTGATCATGAATTACCCGCAAACACACTAAGTAATCCTTTTGTGGATGAAAAACAGGGGCCATTAACCTATTTACCAAGACTGACAAACTTTAATCGTACTCATTTACGCAAAATTAATGATAGAATTAATGATGAAGGTAAAGATGCCATTTTTTATACGAATATGATTGAAAAAAGAGCAATTGATACTGGAAATCAAGATATACATAGAGAAATAGCTAATCATATGTATAAAACTGGTAGAATGCGCAACCTTAACAATTTAATGAAATATAAATTACATCCAGACGACAATAAAATGTTTACGACTATTCCTAATATTAGACAAAATGTTAGTGCTGGATTTCTGTAGTCCTATAATTAAGAGATTTTACCCATGATTAAACGATTTAAAGTTTATTTAAAAGAAGCACATTTAACTCCCAGACAACAATATGGTTTTTTAGATATTGCACGGGATAGAGGATTTAATTTTGATTTACATAGACCTACACCAAATGCAATGAAATTATCTGGACATATTATGGGTGATACTATAGAAATGCCAATGATGTCTACTACAATGCAAAATATTCATGAACATTTACAAAAACATGGATATACAATGCATTATGGTAAAAAAGAAGCGTATAAGAAACGTATCAACAATCGTGGTGAAGAACAAACAATTACTACTTCGATTGGTAAAGCATTATCTCAAACTAAAGCTCCAAAAAGTTTATTGGATTCTTTTAACAATGATAATCACCAAGAAGCACATAATTTATCACAGACACATAAAGTAATTATTAGTAGAATACCCCATCACATTGCCGCTTGCTCTACCAATACTCCCTGGAATTCTTGTGCTACACTTAATAGTTGGGGTGGGCCTAGTGCAAATACTTCTAACGGTTGGGGAGATGATGATGAAGCTGATCCTAAAGATAATGCTGATTTAGCGGCAGCACATTTGCCCAACGATATTAAAGAAGGTACTCATGTTGCTTATATGGTACCTAATGAAAATAAACCACACGATGAATTAATTCGACAAGCAACAGGTAGATTATTAGTTAAACCATATACTTCTGAAAATGGTCATACTGTATTGCGTAGTGAAACAAAAGGATATACTGCTGGACATCAAGCAGGAGCACAAGTACCTCAAGGATTTAAAGATACTGTTAATAATTTTACCGATACATATTTTCCATTACATACCAATACCATTTATCATAAAAATCCAAAATTATATGACGATGATAGAATAAAAACTATTGCAAAATTAGATATTAATAAACCATTTTCTAATTGGTATACGTTAAATGATGATACCAGAAAATTAGCAGTAAAAAATGCCGATATTAGTCCAGAAGATATAGATAGAACCATTAGTGATATTAAAGCTGGAAATACTACTCCTATATCTGATATAAAAGATTGGCTACCTCATGCTCGTAATTTTACAGATGCTCATATGCGTCAATATGCTCATCCAGAAATTTTATATGGGTTGCATCATAGTACACATAAAAAATTGATAGAAAAAATTAAAACACCTAATGAATTTAATACTATTGTTAAATATAATAGCGAATATCCTAGAGAACATTTACCACCAGACATAGATCATGCGCTTATAAATCATCCATTATTTAACGATACTCATATGGAACAAATGGTAAATGGGGAACATATTAAAAATGCTGAATATGGGAGAAGAATTATATTACGTCATGAAAAATTAAAAGGTGCATTGTTAGATAATGTTATTAATAAAGCAAAAACCGATGATAGATTTACCGATGTTTATCAAAATCCTAATTTAACAGAAGATCATATTAATAATATTATTGATAATTTACCAAAAACTAGTCATAACCCCGAGCATGATTATAGTATATTTAATTTCTTTAATACGCATGGGCGAAAATTTAATGCAGAACAAATCCATAAAGTATTAGATAAGAAAGGGGAGGCAATGAAAGATCCTGATTTTTTCATGCAAAGTCATATAAACAATCTCAGTAGTGTTATTTCTTCTCCACATTTCGACTTAACACATTATAAAAAATTACAAAAGATTTTACCTGATACGGTTCATGATCGTGATAGACAAGAATTACATGTGAATATTTTTGCGAAGAATGATGCTGCAATTAATAACCATATGTTTGCCGATGCTTTAAAAACTAATGACAAAAATCATATACTTACTCCTCTTATACGCCAACATACTTTATCGCCTGAACAATTAACATCATTAGTTCAGCATCCATTATCCAAAAACAATGAATTTGCTATAGCTACTCAACGAAATTTACAACCAGAACACATAAAACATTTATTTAATAATAATTTACCAAAACTTGATGAATGGGATAGAAATGTATTTGTGAATACGTTATTAGATAAACCAAAATATGCTGATACTGTATTTAAAACTATTGCAGAATCAAATAAAACACATCCAAAAATACTTAGTAACAATTCATTGAATCATATTGTTAAATTTGCTCATCCCGATGTTTATAAGAATTTACACCCTAATGATCAAAAAACTGTAGTAGATAGATTACTAAGACAAAAAAACTATGCAAAACAAGTTGTAAAATTTAATGGTGCAAATAAAAAAGATCCACACTATATTGCACATCAAAATCAAATTCCACAAATAAGCGATATATTATCTAAAATAGGTAAAAACGATGATTAAACGATTTAAGAAATATATCGTAGAAAAATTAGATGATAAACAAAAAGAAGGACTTAAAAATTATGCTAGATTTGAGCATGGTGTAATCATTCCTGAGCACGGTCCTAGTCGTGCAGCATTCAATTTTTCTCACCATATAATGCCCCAAGGAGTTGATTCTATTGTTATACCTGCCATGAATTCATTAGTACAACGTGTTCATGACCATTTAAAACAACATGGTTATACAATGGATTATGGTAATCAATTGGCCTATAAAGATGGCAGACCTACTAAAATTGGTAAAGTATTACATCAAACCAACGCCGATAAAACATTAAAAGATGAATTTGCTAATGATAATCACGCCGAAAGTGCTGATTTTACTAATAAATATAGTGTTTTAATTAGTAGAAATCCTCATCATATTGCCGAATGTAGTACTAACAAATCTTGGTCTAGTTGTGCAAAATTAGATGATAATGGCAAACCAGAATTAATGGGTGATAAAGGCAATGAATTAGCGGCTGAAAAACTTCCATACGATATTGATAACGGCACTCATGTTGCATATTTAGTACATAATACTATCGGAAAGACTCATCAACAATTAATAGATGGTGCTGTTGGAAGAATATTATTAAAACCGCATCATACTCAAAATCGTTCCCATAGTACTTTAATTCCAGAATCAAAAGTATACTCAACTTCTAATCAACCGCCTAGTGGATTTAAAGAAACAGTGAATAATTTTGCTGATACATATTTTCCCATGAAGACCAATACATTATATACAAAAGACAATCAATTATATGACGATGATAAACAACCTAACAAAATGAAATTAGATTTATCAACTCCAGTAGATATTCATATGATTGATTTAGCGGAGAATATGAAAAATCAACGTCATATTAAAGCATCGGATATAACAGAATTTATGGCTAATGTTACATCTAACCCTAATGCAAAATTATTAAAACATATTCCCTTACTTCCTCACGCTAATGATGAACACATTAAACCATTTTTACACCCGGATGTTTGGGAAGATTTACCCGCTAATACTAAAACAACTATTATCGGTAAAGTAAGAAATAAAGATAATCATGAAGCAGTTAGTGATCATTTATTTAAAGATATACATACTATTGATTATAACAGATATCCCACTTCATATATTGATTCAGAAACAGTAGAAAATTATCTTAAATCACCACTTACTAAAGCCACACATATTAAGAAATTGTTATCCCATCCTGAAGTAAATGTAGATAGATATAGTAGTAAATATTTCAAGGATATGTTATTAAAATCTCATAAACTTAATGGCAATGATTTACACGAACTTATAGACAATAGTAATAAACTTAATGATAATAGTGGCGTGTTGTCTAATCCTAATATTGAACCAAGTCATGTCATAAAATTATTAAATACAATGACTCCTAATAGTTCTTGGGCGAGTAGAAATCATAGAATGGTGGGTCTACAAAATCCAGAAAAAACCTCGGCAGAGCACATTCATCAAATATTAGACGCAACACACAATAGTAATATGGCACGGGCTAGTATTGCATCATCACACTTTATTACTAACATACATAATGAATTAGCCAGTAACCCCAATTTTAATGAAGAACACGCTAAAAAGATATTAGATCATATTGAGAATAGTCCAGGTAATAATCAAGATGAATATTATGGATCTTTAATGCCAATTGCTAGTTATATTCGCAATAATAATAATACTAACCATAACAATTTATATAGAATGTTGTTAGATAGACATGCTAAAGATCCTAAAAAGTTTGCTTCAGTATCTAATATTGTAGCATATAATACAGAAAATTTTGATAAAGATACTATCACAAAAGCATTATCTAATAATAAGTTAGCATCTAAAGTACACGATAATATTGCGGCAAATTCAAATCTTAATCATTCTCACTTGTTGAAATTAATGACTCCTGATACATTTAATAGATTATCTTTTAAAGGACAACATGCAGTATTGCAACATCCTAAATTTACTTCTGCTCATATGCAAAAAGCGGTAAACAATATTCATCTCTATAACGAAGATCAGGCTAGGGCTATTGTTAGACATCCATTGTTTAATAAATCCGTTAATGGCGCACACTTTGACAAAATAGTCTCTTCTAGATATTGGGGTATATTACCTAACGCTATACAAAATGCTGTATTACGTTCTCCCGCCAGAACTTCAGAAAATATAGAAAAATATAATCGACAACGATATAGATAAAATATACCTTGACAACCTATAGAATATGGAGTAAACTAATACTTTATAATTCTATAGGTATGTCATATGAAAATAGTTATATTAGGGGATACTCATTTCGGCCTTAGAGATACCCTACCCGTTGATGTATTTGCCCACCACTATAAAAAATTCTATAAACTCTTTTTTCAATATCTTTTAGAGAATGATATTAAACTTATCATTCAATTGGGAGATTTATTCGACAAAAGAAAATCAATTAATACCAATACACTAAACTTTGCCAAAACAGTATTCTTTGATGAATTGCAAAAATATAATATCCAAATGTATACGCTATTAGGGAATCATGATATACATTTTCGAGAATCATTGCGTATTAATACCCCTAGTGAAGTATTGCAAGAATATACTAATATCAGTATTTTTGATAACCCAACAACCATCCCATTGGATAAAATTACAGTCGATATGATTCCCTGGATATGTAAAGAAAATGAAGTAGAATGTCTCAATTATATTAAAAATAGCAATTCAACATTATGCTTTGGACATTTTGAAATTAAAGATTATCCAATGTATAAAAATATTGAAACAACAACCGGATTATCTAGAGACATTTTAAAGAATTATGAATTAGTTATTTCAGGTCATTATCATACATATTCTAATAGAGATAATATAATGTATACCGGAGTGCCTTATCAAATGACTTGGCACGATCATAACGATACTAAAGGATTCTATGTCTATTGTACCGAAAATAATAAAATAGATCTAATAGAAAATCCTCATACATCCTTTTATAAATTCGATATTGATAATGATTTACCCGATATTAGCAATCTAGATCTTGAAAATTGTTTTGTGAAATTGAATATTATTAATAATGTCCCAGAAAATGAATACAATAAATTTCGTAAAGAATTAGATGCAAAATTATGTTATGAAGTTAAGGCCAGCGATAATGTGTTAAATATTGATAGTAAACATACCGATATGCAAACAATTAATATAGAAGATACTATTTCAGTTATCAATTCCTATATAGATAATTCCAACATTAGTATTGATAAAAGAGATATTAAAGAATTTATGAATAATTTATATCTGGATTCATTAATGATAGGGGAAAGTGAATGATTATATTTAAAACAATTGAATATAAAAATTTCTTATCAACAGGAAATACACCCAATAAGATTTCATTAGATACACATAAATCTACTATATGTACCGGATTTACTGGACATGGCAAAAGTACTCTAATTGATGCTATTACTTTCATCTTATTTAACAAACCATTAAGAGATTTATCAAGACGCGATAAATTAATCAATTCTATTAATGGTAAAAATTGTGAAGTTACTATTGATTTTTCTAATAATGGTAAAGAATATAAAGTAATTCGCGGACTAAAACCTGATAAATTTGAAATATATTGTAATAATGAATTAGTTCCCCAAGAAGGTAATGTGAGAGATTATCAGGCATATTTAGAAAATCAAATACTACACGTTAATTATAAAACATTTACTCAAGTAGTTATTCTAGGATCTACTAATTATAGTCCATTCATGAAATTATCGCCATTAGATAGACGTTCAGTAATAGAAGATATTTTAGATATTAAAGTATTTTCCGCAATGAATGACCTACTAAAAAAGAAAATAACTAACACCAATAAAGAACTTAGCAATATTTCTACTGAATTTGCTATGACAAAAAATATGGCAGTGGCGCAACAAAAGGTTATCGAAACATTAAAGAAATCTAATAATGATATAATTGCTACTTATACCGCTAATATTGAACAAAATAATAATACTATAGATCTTTTACAACTTGATCTTACTACTCTATCGGATAACATTGCAAAATTACAACAGAATATAACAACCCATAATGCGACTATAAAAAAACTTAATGATATAAAATCTGATAAATTATCCTCAAAATTATCTTTATCAGCCTTAAATAAAGATATAGAATTTTTCACTAGTAACGCAGTATGTCCTACTTGTGTTCAAAATATTACTGATCAACATAAAAATAATATTATTGACACGAAGACTAAAGATGTTTATACTCACACTAATGCTATACAAGAATATGACAAACTTCAACAAGAACTAGAATCTGAACTTAATAATAACCTTACTATAATTAATAAAATACAGGAACATAATAACGAAATCAATAACATAAACAGTAAGATGCGTTATTTACAGTCTCAGAATAAAGAATTATTGCGTAATATTGAGAAATTAAGCCGCAATGATAATATAGATCTTTTGAAAGAGGAGCAAAAGTTTAAGGATTTAGTCGTTAAAGGAAAGGAATTAAATGTAGCAAAACAACGGGTAATGTATGAGCAATCTATTCATGATATTGCCACATTATTATTAAAGGATACAGGAATAAAGGCAAAGATTATTACTGAATATATTCCTATCATTAATCAATTTATTAATGAGTATATTAATGAATTAGAATTATATGTAAGATTTGAATTAGATGATCAATTTAAAGAGACTATTAAATCGCGTGGTAGAGATAAATTTGAGTACAATTCTTTTTCTGCGGGTGAATCTCAGAAATTAGATTTGGCGATATTGTTCACTTGGCGTAATATTGCTAAAATTAAGAACAGTTGTAATACTAATTTATTGATAATGGATGAAATATTAGATGGGCATTTAGACAGTAATAGTACATCTTGTTTATTAGATATATTCAAGAAGTATAAAGATGTTAATTTATTTGTCATATCACATTCTCCAGAAAATTATATAGATAGTTTTGAACGACATCTCCATATTGAAAAAAAGAATGAATTTTCGGTAATTAAATGAAATATTATATTCCTACAGATGCTATTTTATTGTTTAATGAATTAATTAAAAAAAATTCACATATCAATTTGTCAGTGAATTATGGAGAAACTGATTTTGTAGCATATACTGACGCAAATAGTAAAAATTGTTATATCAATGTTACTGAAGTTGATATTTCGGGTAAGTTGCCGAATATTAATAACTGGAGATTAATTGCTTCCTATACTAAATTCGCCAATGGTTGTATAGATAATGGTAATGTGTTTCCAGGCGGGGATAAAATATTTAACGACATATCATCTAAGTCTTTTCCTAATATACCAGGAGAATATTATATACTTTACAATACTAAACTTGGTGACATAGCGTATACTCAATCATTAAAGCAATTTTTTAAGAGAGATGTATCCGAGTATCTTAATCATTATAAATCTGTTAAAGAAATATTATCCAATCTTATTACCGATTTAGATATATATAATGATAAAATATGTCATAAGTATTTAATGTATGATTTTAAGGACGTATTAGCGCATACTTTATATCTATTGATCAATGATAGTACAGTAAATAATTTAACAGTATATGAATCAGTAACCCAAAAAGTTATTGATATAGAATTAATTAAAAAACATATGGATAATTGTATGCAGATATTGCGTACTGATGCCAAAGAATTAACAGATATTAAAATTGTTTTGGATAAATGGATTGTAGATAAAGATGATATAAACACTATAATCAATTTTGGTAGGCATTATTTAGAAGAACATAATTATACTGCCTATTTTGGTAAAGTTGATAATAGATATCTTTTAAAATTGTATTTTTTACATAGTAATATGTTTATATACGGAGGTGAAAAGAGATATGTAAGCGTTTTAGTTAGAGGTAATGCCAAATTTGCTATATTTTCTGAGGAAAATTTGTTTGGGGATAAAGTAATTTTATCAGAGGGTGAAGAGTGTATTATTGAAGCAACAGTATCATATCACAAGACATATTTTGGCGGAGCACAAACCTATCTTAAAGATGTGGTTGTAAAAAGTTTTTAAAAAAATGCTTGACTAGTATGAGATTGGGCGTATAATACTACTTATCGGATCAACCACTGGGACACGCAGATGACTAATTACACCATTCCTTACGCCAATCTGTTCAATCTGACTAACAGCATCGCCAAGTTCAATAAGAAGGCCACCAAGAACGGTATGGAGAATATCGTTTTGTCTGCCGGCACTTCTTATTACAAGAGGTTTGATGCTGGTTTTGTGTCGATGGTGGATGTTAAAGTTGAGGGCAATATTCCGGTTATCAATGGCTGGAAGTTGATTGCTGCTGTTGATCATACTCCTAATGGCAATATCATTAGCAAATTTCCTTCTGCGCGTGATGTCGTTCTTCCTGAAGAGTTTTATACTCGCGCTCCGTTCTGTGATCACTGCAATACTCGTAAGGTGAAAGTTCATAGCTTCATCATTCAGAACATCGAGTCTGGTGTATATATGCACGTTGGTTCGACTTGTTTGACCGATTTCTTCAATATGGATATGAGCACTCTTATCGGCAAATTGAGCTTTATCAAGGAGTTGGATGAAGACTTGAACGATGGTGAGTACACGAATTTTGGTGGTAGTGC